GTTACTGGTTGTGCAAGTCGAAACTTTAAGGCTGTTGCCTAGAGCACCCGGCCATTTTGCAATAAACTCACCAATGCTACTTGAGGTAACAGTGGTGATATGTTGAGCTGCAGTGTTACCAGTACCAACCGCATTATTTGCATCAGATGAGACTACGCGAACTGTATACAGTTTATTTGAATACGATAGAAAATCTGCTGCAGTAAAGAATGTTTCCGCATTGTTATCAGTTGGTTTACCGAAACGCGCTACTAGATCACTTTCTGACGTAACTAGGGTTCTTTCCATTACTGGACCCCAATTAAATACACCAGCAATAGCAGCTTCAGTAGTACCCACGGCTGGTACGACAGTAGTTAAATCGAATTCACTTACATTAATACCTGGACTTACTTGAAAGGCCATTTCATTTCTCCTTTATGAATTGTTAATTGTATAAAGACTTTGATAGTAATTCTTAGAATTATTTATAAAATAACAAAATCAGAAAGTGATCCAGTTTTGCTGCACAGTATCAATTATATCCGGCTCGTCATGGCCAGTATTTAAAAATCCTAGAGGAAGCATATCTGCCTCCATATCTTCTTCAGTCTTTTCTCGCAATTTGGCAAGAGTATTTATGTCTGTCATTTCTCTGAAATATTTTTGATCTGATAGCCATGCAAAAAGAACCAGACACATTACCATATCGTCATGTGCACCAGATTCAGCCTCGTAACTTCCACCTTTACGAGAAAACGTTGACAATTCATTAATGGTATGATAATCATTAAGGATAAGTTGATCTTGTTCTACAAGTAGTTTCAGAACACTACAGCCAATGGCTTTTACAGATTTTGTAGTTCTGACACCTATTTCAGATGTCTTACCGCCGCTCGAGATAATCTTACCGGATCTGCCATTATTTTGTGTGAAAAGAATATTTTCATATTCGTAGTCATATTGTAAAGCTTCGGCCACCTGTTGACCAATATCATTAATTTCAACCAGAATAGCGGCTTCATTATAAGCTTTGACTATTCGGAAGATAAGTTCTGCATAGTCAAGAGGAGTTATAAAGTTGTTACGATATGATAAAACCTGACGATACGGCATTTGTGTTGTGTCAATTATCTGAAATGCAGAATAGTCAAGTCCACGACCTCGTGAAACGTCAACCACACAACTGTATACGTGATTTGGTTTTGGTTCTTCATATACACTAATATCGTTTGTCGAACTTATCGGTTCTTTAATTACAAGCGCTTTAAGTTTAGAGCCAGTGATAAGAGTACCAGACGAACCTTGGAATTCACATTCAAATTCCTGAGCAAACTTCTGTAGGTCAAAATCCATACCGGATAGAGTTTCCTGTCTCCATTTCTCATCTCGACCAGGTACTTTATACCAAGGAACCTCAATATAACCATAGCCGTTTGTTCCGCCCTTGGCACCTTCACATGTCTTATAGAAATGATTTAAACCATTTGGAGTTGATGTAAAGAGAATCTTGGTTGTTTTACCAGATGAAATTGTCGGGAACACAGAGGCGAAGAATTCATCCCAACCTTCAACGAATGCAGTTTCGTCGATGTACAAGAATGAGATAGATTGACCACGAATAGCAGATCCTGATGTTGCCGCCGCAATAATTCTGGATCCATTTTCAAATTCGACCGAACCTTTGTTCCATTCAATAACACCTTGTTGCAACCATTTTGGCAATGCTTCAAATGCAGTCTGGATACGAGAAAGGATTTCACGAGCCGCATCACCTTTGTTAGCCAATAGTGCAATTGTCTTATAGTCATTAAACATTGCATAATGTAAGATTACGACAACGGCGGTGGTAGTTTTACCAGCCTGACGTGATGTATTGACTGCTACACGACGACCATCAGTAATCGCTCTGATAATATCTTTCTGATATTCATACAATTCAATTGGAATAAGTCCGTGATCGACGTGTACAATCTGAATATACTTTTCGGCAAAATAGATTGGATCGTTTGCACATTTTAAATATTCTTGGAGAAGTTCTGCTGTCCATTCAATGGCAACATTCTTCTTCTTTAAATTTGAATTGCCACGAAAGCCATCTTCAATCTGATTCATTACGCATACTCTTTAACATTTTTTGAAGTTCGGCCGGAGTGCCCACAAAGAGATTGTTATTGGTTACATTATTTTTCTGTTCTTCTTTTGGCTTTTCATCTTCTTGTTTACGCCGAGAGAGTTCCACCAACTCCTTATTTGCATCAATCAGAGTTTTCATTGTGGCAGCCAAAACTTCGTAAGCTCGAGGATGCTGAGACTGTGTAGCAACGTCTAATAAATCCTGAAGTGCTTGATGGCCAGTACTGATAACTTCTATGAAATTATCTCTGGCATATTTGTAATCCCTATCAGCATCTGAAGTATCAACTTTGGCTGGTGGTTTACTGGTGGTTTCAATAATTTCAGCATCAATAACATCTTTTAAAGGTGCTAATCCTAAATGCTTAGCAATATCATCATCCATTATGCAACATAATCCTCTATTTGTGTAATATACGCCCAATCATCATCAAAGTTAATATTGGCATATGGAACGGTTTGGCTGATATCAGTTGTTGGTGAGCCATTTGCCATTAGGCCTGGTTGAACTGTAACTATTTCCAAAGGTGTTGTTGCAGTTGTATCACCATACACATCTACTTGAGCGAATTTAATTACCTTCTTTTGTGTCACTGGACCAAAATAATAACCTTTTAAGGTAAAGTTTAAAGTCCAAATAAGAGTACGACGAGTGAGATAATCAGAATCATACGTATCTTCAGTGCTAATACTTTCTAGGATAATAGGTATATCAAAGTATTCGTTTAAAGTATCGACTAGTTTCACAGTCGGCGTAAAGTCCGGTCTGAAGAATGGAACAATTTGCTCCAGAATCTTGGTACCATCCTCTTGATATTTAGTCATAATATTAAGTTGAAATGCTAGATTATATGGCGTAGGTGTGAATATACTATTGAAGTTGGCGTCGTTGGTAGTATTTGCCTTTGATATTCTTTTAGGTGAAGTTAAGTTACGCTCACCATCATATGTCATACCAGTAATTTCAAATGTAATTCTAGGTAAAGTAATAGCAGGAGCAGTAAGATCTGGATCCTGTTCAATACGAGATAGAAACTTTTGCATCGGACCATAATTAACAGGTACCGTCATGGTCTGAATGGTATTAGAATCTAAATCTTTTCTAGTAATTTTAATGCTATTAAAGAGTGTACCGAAAACCGCTACATATCTTCTTGTCGTTTCGTTGTAAAATGTATGCCCAAACATTAGTAATTACTTTCCCCGAACGGATTTGCTTCAGTGAAGTCAATAATGCTATCCGCAATTGTTTCGATTGTAAAGTTATCGGCAAGAAGATCGACTGATTCGACGTTGGCAATCGCAGAGTTAGTCGTAAGTACATATCTATCGAAGAGTGTATCAATCTCAAGAACACCAGTGTCAAATCGTTCTTGCGAGTATTCAAAGAGTTCACAACGAAGATCGTAGGTCTGAAGTGAACCCATCTGATAGAAGATAGCTTCATGTTCTACATGTTGTACTTCAAAAATCTTACGATTGAGTGGGAAGTAAATCAGATCACCTTCATTCGGTCTGACTTCTTCATTGTATAAGCCAACCTCTGAATTAAACTTACGCAAGGCAATTGTAAAGGTAATAGAGTCACGAATTTGTAGACCAAATTTAGATAGAAAATCACCGTCGCCTTCGAAGCCTTCAACATTCTTAATGTACATTTCCACCATATATGCGGCATCAAATGTTGATAGATCATCTTCGTTAAGTAATTCATCCTTTGCACCAAGAGTCCTTGGAATATACCAAACATCGTGGCCGTATATACGAATACTTTCAATAATCAGATCTTCAATAAGATTCTGTTCGCCAGAATTTGTAAAGTTATTGAAGTAAAAATTTGTGGCCATAGTTTATCCAATCAGATCATGGACTGGAAGCGAATATGAACTGATCATTTCATCCTCAAGTTTCTTAATCTCTTCAGCGGCATCCTCGAGGATTTTCTCACCATTAAATCTTACACCACCTGGAAGTTGCATATCAGAGAACTTAGTTAAGTTTGATCCCCACTGATATTTGATTTTGGCTGTAGCATAGGTCTGAAGCCAACGATCTTTCCACACATCGGCATACGTACTCGGATCAACAACTTGATACGCTTCAACAATGATATAGTCACCTATATCTAAGCGTGTCCAATTCGTATCAATATGAAGTTTATTGACATGTCGATTATAGCGAATTGGCTGTTGACCGACTAACATCTGCTGCATAAATTGGATATGTTCGAATGTCATGTAATAGTGTAGCGATTCAAAGTTAGCCAATTCATAGAGATTGTTTAAAACGAATTGGTACTCAACGTTGAACATACCCGAACCAGTCGAGAGACTTGTCGACAATGGGAAGATATTTACAACGCCAATAATATTTTCTGGTA